CCTGACCACGAAGATTCATTTGTAGATTTGGCAGCATATGCCGCGATTGCAGGGGAGATTGAATCACAATGGAAATGATCACACTTGTTCCAACTCGTGGGCGACCACACAATGCCGTTGAACTTTTAGCCTGTCACGATGACCTGTCATCTGCCTCACGATTGCTCTTTATTGTGGATTATGACGACCCAAAGGCAGATGAATATGTCTTTGAATTAGGCGATGACTATGTGATCACCTGCAACAATGATTCACGCGGTATGGCAAAGCCACTCAATTATGTGGCACGCAAGTATCAAGACAAATATAAGTATTTCACCTTCGTTGGCGATGACCACCGCCCACGCACCGCCGATTGGGATGCACTCTTAATTGCGGCGTTGCAACAGGCACCGTCACTTGCCTACGGCAATGACCTACTTCAAGGCAAGCGCCTTCCAACGATGGTTTCAATGACATCAGACATTGTTAAGGCACTTGATGGCATGGTGCCGCCTAATATGAAGCATCTTTACCTTGACAACTTTTGGAAGAAATTGGGCGAAGATTTAGGCGCTTTGACCTACCTTGAAGATGTCATTGTTGAGCATATGCACCCCGTTGCAGGAAAAGCTGAATGGGATGAGGGCTATCGTGAGGTCAATGCAGAAGAAGTTTATTCTGCCGATTTTCTTGCTTACAATAACTACATCAAATCTGAAGGCTATGAGGTCTTGCTGAAGAAACTGCGCCGATGAAACAGGCAATCTCCTTTTCTTTGTATGGGTCAGACCTTCGATACTCAGTCGGGGCAATCAAAAACGCTATCATCGCTCAAGAGATTTTAGATGAGGAATATGACCTCATCTTCTTCGTGGGGCAATCGGTGCCTTCCTGGGTAATCTCAACTCTTCGCCTGTTTCCCAATGTTCGAATTATTCAAACAGATGCACCTGAAGATCACACCGCCAAGTTGTGGCGCTTTCTTGCCTGTGAACTAGATTATGACTTCGTTGCCTTCCGCGATGCCGATGCTCGATTGTCTTTGCGTGAACTTAACGCTCACGAAGAATTCATCGAGTCAGGGTTAGATGCCCACATCATGAAGGATCACCCTATCGGTCATAACTACCCCATCAATGCAGGTATGTTCACAGTTCGATCTGCTTTGTTCAAAGACATCCGAACCTTGATTGAATCGGCAGAGATTTCGGACTATTACACCCAAGACCAAGACTTCCTGAGAAATCTGATTTACCCACGGATTCAATTCTCATGCTTTATTCATGACGAGTTCTACGATACTCAACCTGAAGGCAAATCACTTCGCAAGCCGTATGTGCTTGAACCTGTCAACCAGGTAAGTCATATTGGTGCAGCTTTAGATGAGAATGATAGGTTTATCTTCACCGTTGATCAACAGAAATCTGTGACTTTATCGGGTGATGATAAATACTTGTACGAGTGGGGGCAATAATGAAAATTCTTATCACAGGTGATGCCGGCTTTGTTGGGCGTGCATTCCATCGCGCACTTGCAAAACAACGCCACGACATCACAGGCATTGACCTAGTAAATGGCAAGGAAGTTCGACATTTCTTCGCCACAGACAACACACAATTTGACATCGTAATTCATCTCGCGGCGATTGTCGGTGGGCGAATGACTATTGAAGGCAATCCTTTGTCAGTTGCCTCTGACCTTGCCATAGATGCAGATATGTTCCAATGGGCGCTCAAGACTCGCCCGAAGCACATTGTTTATTTCTCATCAAGTGCGGCTTATCCGATTTTCTTGCAAAGACTTGCCTATCAGCAAAAATTGCGTGAAATTGACATCAATCTTGAACATATTCGAACACCTGACTTCACCTATGGTTGGGCAAAGTTGTCAGGTGAAATGCTTGCCTCATATGCGCGAGCTGAAGGTCTGAAGGTAACTGTATTGAGACCATTTAGCGGATATGGTTCAGATCAAGCACTTGATTACCCATTCCCATCCTTTATTGAACGCGCTCAGCGCAAGGCAGACCCATTTGAAGTGTGGGGAAGAGGAACCCAGGTACGCGATTTCGTTCACATTGACGATGTTGTTGGCGCTACTTTTGCAGCCGTGATCAACGATGTGAAAACAATGAATATCTGCACAGGTCGCCCAACCTCATTCATTGAGTTGGCAGAAATGGTGATGTTGCAAGCAAATTATCTTGCCCCTATCAAAAACAATCTTGATGCACCTATTGGTGTTGAATACCGCGTAGGCGATCCGACTCAAATGTTGCAAGTCTATGAACCAAAAATTTCTCTTGAAGAAGGCATTGCTCTGGCACTTGCCGAATAAGAAATCCCCCTCACCATCAGTCGGTCATGGTGAGGGGGATTTCTTTGTCTTTTTAGGCTAAATCCACTCCATCATCGGTGCAGGTTGAATGTCTTTGACGACCTCATAGAACTTGCCTGATTCGTGCAATGATCCTGCGCCAACAACATATCCATTGTGCTTAATGTCAACACCTTCACGCAATTTTCCCTTGAACTTCGCATCTGCAGGGGCGGTGTAATACAGATGCAAGCCATCGCCTGTTGCAACTGTGAATGTGTCTAAGTTCAAACCTTCAGTTGTTCCGCCGTTTCGATAATCAATGTCAAAGACAACTAAGTTTGAAGGGGCGCAAGCGATGCCAATGTTGAGCATGGGTGCGCGAGTGAACCATTTTTCAATGGATTCAATGTCAGTTGTCGCTGACTTATACCCATGAGTTGCAATGGGAAAGAATGGTGTCTTTTGATAAGGAGCAACAGGCAAGATGTGCCAACCTCTTTCGGCAAAGGCAATGGCAGTTGTAGCTTTTGTCATTTGATATATCCCTTCAAGAAGTCAACGATTACTTCGGAAACTGATTTGCCTTCTGACTGTGCCTTCGCCTTCGCCTTCGCCCATACTTGATCGCTGACTCTGACTGACCTGATTTTCTTTCCAACCATTACAACACCACACATTCGCTCATTGAACCCCAACACCAACCAAGAAACTCTGCATTGGGTGCATCAATTCCAACCCACCACAGATTCATTGCAACTTGCCAAATAAGAACGATTCCAACTGCAATTGCAATTGCTCGCACTTTTTTTCCGCGCTTTGTGATCATTAGTTCTCATCCGTTTCTTCTAGTAGTGCTGAAAGCATTTCAAGGTGATATTGCTCTTGCTCGCGTTCATTGCAAGAGTTTGCTTCTTTTGCTTGCTCTAAATGATATTCAGCGACATCTTTGATTTTCATTCTGCGCCTTCCTTGACTGATAGTTGCCATCTTTGATTGCAAGTTTGGCAAATATGAATTTCTTTGTTTTGAATTATTGTGACAAAATTTGCAATGCGCTTTGCGCAGAATCCACACTTCATTATGCACCTGCCTTTCTTTCACAAGCAGGACATAACAAAAATGATGTTTGATGCCATCCCCAACGATGTCCATTTAGCATTGACTTGTAAAATGAATCTTCAATCTCATTTGGAATTCCTGCATCAAATAACTTCAATGCTTCTTCTCTTGCTTCTTCTTTTGTTGACACTTTGCTTTCCTTTCGTGGAGGAGCTTTTCCCCCTACAAGAAGAACGATACTCTCATCCATACGGATGTCAATACACAACACAAACAATCTTTCGGGTGTCGGACTGCCCTGTGGATAACTTTTATGTCACCATTGGCGCATTCCAAAGGAGAGGGGATGAATGATGCTTTTGGTCGTTATTGGGGGCGCAATCGCCGTCACAGGGCTTGTGTGGGGGCTTCTAGCCCTTGAGGACAGGTTCACCGCACAGATTACACACTCAGAGGGTGGGTGGGGCTATTGATCAACCGCGACCCCCTCTTTTCGGTTCACAATGCCCTCAATGGCGATGTGGTCATATATTTAGAAGAAAGAGATGCCAACCTTGATGTGGTTGAGGATATTTTGGCGGCAGTTCCGTTGGTGCAGTTAAAAGGCATTCAAAGCCTCATCCTGCACGATTTGAAATCAATTGATTTAGCTCGATTGATGGATAAGGCAAGATCAGCCGTTCCTGAACTTGCAATCAAACTCGCAAGCGTGAGCGAAAGCGAGGCACTTACTTTGGCTGAACAACTCATCACCGCCGTCAAATATGCACGCGCTATGCGTTCGCAGCCTTTGGCGACAAAATTGGAGTTGGTGAAGTAAGTTGGCAAATCCCAATGGTCGCAAGGGCGCACTCTTTGAAACTTCAGTAATGAAGTGGCTGAGAGAACACGGGGTCAGCGCCGAGCGACTAACAAAGGCAGGAAGCAAAGATGAAGGTGACATTGTTTGTGTCGTTGCAAACAAGACTTACATCTTTGAGTTGAAAAACCGCAAGGCGATCACACTTCCTGCCTTTTGGGATGAAGCCATCACAGAAGCGAACAACTATGCATCAGCTCGTGGTCTTGAACAAACTCCACCTGCATATGTCATAATTAAACGCCGAAATGCCGGCATTGAAAAGTCATGGGTTGTTCAGGATTTAGAACAATGGCTTGGAACTAGGGAGTGAATTTCGAATACTTCTTCCCCACATTACCTTTGTTGACACAGGCAAAATGCCGTGACATCGAAAACCCCGACATTTTCTTTCCTGAAGGAAAAGTCGAAGAGGCAAACAGTCTCCCAATCGCTCGCAGTATTTGCGGCGGTTGTATTGAACGAAAGGAGTGCTTGGAATACGCACTTGCAGAAAACATCCCATTCGGGATTTGGGCAGGAACGACACCAAAGGAGCGTGGAGTTTATGTTCAAAGAAGGCGCAAAAAGTTCGGTATCAATAAAGCCGAGACGATTCGCAGACTTCATCTGCAAGGAAGAACACCAAAAGAAATCTCAATTGCTTTGAATGTTGACCTTTCGTACACAACGCAAGTTCTTCGCAAAGCAGGGGTGAAATCAAAAGGAGAACTCCAATCACAACTCAAAACAAAAGACTTATCAGGGGGATTGCAATAATGATCAGCGTAAGTGGTTTGACATCAATGGTTGTCAATGCCGCATTCGCTCCACAAATTGCAGTTCCTGCATCCATTGTTTATTCAGAGCGAC